AACTATTCAATGACGGAACTGTCTGGCAATGAGAATACTTCCCCTATCAAGGACATTTCCAGCATCAACGACAAGTTTAGTCCATATAACATTTTGTCAACAAATAGGCGTTCTCAAAATGCCAGTGTCCCTGGTGCTCCAGAATTTACATTAGATTTATTAGACTATACTTTAGAGGTAAGTGATGAAACATCCTTTGTTAACACTGACGAAGCCGCTTACCTTAGAGATATTGCTCTAACCAATGAAAGTGTGTCTATAGATTCAGTTTGGCAGAACATTCTGATAAGCCTAGATGATTCTGCAGAGGGACTCCTTTTGGAGTTGGATTTTGTTAGGTTTGGAGAGACACTGTAGTGTGTTATAATAGGATATAATGATTACTTCAAGAGGACGAGACATATTAGCCAAGTATTTAGTTGGTCAGATTCCAACATATGCATCACACATTGCTATTGGCTCTGGACCTATACCAACGATTACCCCAGGAAACTATATAAATAAAACAGAGTTAGATTTTGAAATGGGAAGGTTCCCTATAACTTCTAGGTCGATTGTTGCAGATAGGGTTTCTGTCTCTGCATCCAACATAGCAACCACAAATACTGGTCAAACATACACGATTACTGTAGCATCTCATAATTTTTATGTTGGTCAAAAGGTTGTTCTTGCTAACTTTCCAACGTTTACCGATGCAACAACAGCAGAGGTTTATTCCCCAAGTGATATCCATAGCATATTGGCTACTACACCAACAACAATAACTGTTGATTTTAGATATGTTGGAAGCCAGAGTGCAACTAACATTACAACAACATCAAAAGCATCGCCTGGAGCAACCGTTTCTGGAATAGTAAAACAAATATCTCTTACAGCAGAATTACCATATGCTGGTAGATATGAGGTAACAGAGATAGGTATATATTCTAGTGCTGACAATCCGTATGTTTCTGGGGTACCTAGTCAGATACTATCAAACTTCTTAAGCACAGAAGACTGGCAACTATGGACAAGTTCAACAACTTCTTTTGCACCATTAGTAACATATTCAACCATTGGTGTTTCTAATGCTATAACTGTGGTAGAAAAAGCCTTTAGAACAGACTCAAATAATGTATTCTTTGATTCTACTATTACTGATGCCTTAGCCAAAAGTAGAATCACAAGGCACGAAAGACCCAGGTTCTTGCAAGATACTGTGGTTATTGCAGGAAATCTATCGGATTTCTCTAACTTGAATACCGCAACTGGAGACTTTATTTCGTTAAGAGATTTTCCAATAGACCTTTCTAAAAATAATCCAGATGATGAAATAAGAATAGCCTACTCTTTAATTAATAGTGTTTCTGTGCCTAGCCAAACCCCAAAAAGTATAAACATAATGCTAGAATTTGTAACTAAAAATGGACTTGATTATGCTGAATATCATTTTAGAGATACTGATGCAACCAGCCTTATATCTGGAACAGGACCATATACCTCTAATAGATATCGTGTAAAATCATTGCCAATATCTGGAGGAAACCTTTCTTCTGGATTTTCTTGGGCAAATGTTGGCTCACTTAGAATCTGGGCCAGTGTTGAATCAGCAACAACATATGCAGGTACTGTACTAACAGACTTTGACATCTGCCTAGATGCTATAAGACTTGAAAACAAATCAAATACCAATCCACTGTATGGTTTAGTTGGATACATGGTTACTGGAACAAATCCTTATGGAGATATTCTTCCAATAGTAAAAAATGATAGTATGTCTCATCAAGTAGAGTTTAGATATATTATTGGAGAAACAGATAATGTCTAGAGAAATGCAAATTCCAATTAACGAATTTGATTATTTTACATCTGACGGAACTTATGCTGGGGTAAAGTTTAGATATCGCCTTAAGGAAGATAGCACAGACACTAATGTGTCTCAGTGGTCAGAGCCAGTAGAATTAGTTTTTAAAAATTCAGATAATGTAAACATTTCTTTATCGGAAACAAATGGCTATGACTTTCCAACATCAATATCCAGGACAAATCCAAGCACTAGCCTTGTATGGAATAGTGTGAATAAAAAAATGATGCCAAGCCAGATAGACCAAATTATTTCTCAAACATCGGTTGCATCTTTGTTTACCCCTATTCCAAAGAATGACCTGTATAGGCTTTCGTGGATTACCCCAGAAACATTTAACATTGGAAAGTTTGATATTTTTCAGTCTTGGAGAGGGGTTGCCTATGTTCATCCAACAGCAAATATCTCTACTCCAACTCAAACTAGTTCATACATTGGAACGATAACTCTTTCTGGAACAAATGCAACCATTAAAGGTCAAACATTAAAATCTTATTATGACTGGTACCTGTCATTTGTTGGCGAAGACCTTCCTCTCTATGCAAGCAAAGGGACAGTAACTCCAGGTAATACGTTTGTTGTTACTGGATATTCAGGTACATCAACTTTTTCCGTAAGGTCGGATGCAGATTGGGTTTCAAGCGGAACCCTTAGAAACATTTCAACACTAAATGTTTTCACTACTCCAGAATATGTTGCAACAGTCCCAACAAACACCTATGAGTTTTCCAGAAAAATGGTATCAAATAAAGTTTCTGCAACTCTGATTGGTACAGACAGAGATGTAGTGGTTCCAAACTCTGGCTCATCTATTGTTAATTTAAATGAAGATGTCGCAACATCTGGGCTTGTTCCTGGAATGAGATTGCAAAAAATTTCTGGAGATGGAAGATTTAGCACAGACAACGCAATAATTTCCCAAATAGATTATCAAAATAATCGACTGTTTATATCTGATTCTACTGGAGAAACAAATGTTCTTGCAGGACCTTATACAATCTCTAGCGTTCAAAATCCTACTGGTGGAGTTTGGATTGCAACTATAAACTCTTCTGACCTTGGTACAAATTTTGAAGTTGGATATATGATTGGTGCTACCGCAGGAACTGGAACATTAGGAGATGGAATTGTTAGAGTTACGTCAACAAACAATGCCACACAAATCACTATTCAATCTAATTCTGTTATTACTGCTGGAACAATTACAAATCTTGCAACTATCTATAGAAAAAATCATCCTGTGTCTGGATATATAGAGTTTGTTGGAGACGCAAACACACAGTTTGATGTAGCAAACTATGCTGCAACTATAAAGCACAACTGTATGACTCAACTTTTTTGTCAAAGCATTATTGCTGCTCCAACAAAAGACAGAAATTACTCAAATTTGTATACTGTTCTGTCTGTCTCAGAAAGCCAGTTTTTATATACTGGAGGGTTGGGGCAAATAACAGGTGCGGCAGGCTCTGCAACTCCATATAGAGCAACAATATCTGTAATGAATATGCCTTGGCAGGCTTCGGCAAATACCGCTGGGCTTAGAATATATGCCAATCCAATACCAACTATTGCTATTACTGGAGTAACTCCATCTTCTCCTTCTGCTGGCAAGGTAACCTATACTGCAGTCAATGGCTTAAACGTAGGAGACTCTGTAACCATAACAGGTCTTAGTCCATCTGGATATAATGGTACTTTTACTGTAACAAATACATCATCTTCGACTTTTGCTGTGACAAATGCAACAACAACAACACCAACCGATGTCATTGGAACTGCATCTGGCTCTACAGGTTCTTTTGGTAGCGGAGAGGTCAAGGTTGCTAGATATGTTTCTGGAAATTCTATAGAGATTATTTCTACCGCACCAATCACCAATGGTTTTATCTATGGAATCAGACTCTAGTGTGGTATAATTAAAACATGGCACAAGTACCTTCATTACCAAGCAATGGGCAACCAATAGACACCCAGTACATTTATGATATCGTCAGTTCTTTGATTAGCATAAATGGAGAGTTGGCAACAACTGGATATTCTGATGTACAGGCATCAAATGTTAAAACAAATAATCTTAGATTTCAGGCATTGAGCCAAAACATTGTGAATAGTGCAAACGTTTCTAAAGATGCACCAACTAGCGGTCAGGTATTTTTTAAGACACCGTTTACCCAAACACCAATTGCTACAGCAACTCTAGTCTCTAAAACTACGGATTCCAGAGGAGCAACATTGACAATTACAGGGGTAGACAATTCTGCTGTATACTATACAGTAAATTACACAACAAAGGGAAAAACAACCCTAGATATAAATGTTATTGCTATTGGAGTCTAATGGCTGCTATGACAATGGAGGAGTATAACGCAGCCCCAGTAATTGTGGGTAGTAAAAAAGTCTGGTTTCTTAATGGAGACCTAGTTCGTGTTTACCATATGAACAACTCCAATGGAATAATGTCTGTTTATAATATTATAAAAGACCAAATCGAAAGTTGTTTAGTTAGTGATTTTAAAAAAAATAGGGAACGAGCCTACACCGTAGGAGAGGCTGCAAGCCTCGTAAACAGGCATAAAAAATATATGCCAGCATTAATGCTAAAAGGCGTTATTCCCTTCCCTATGGGGTCACAGAAGGGCGGAGAGAGGGCTTGGCAGGTTCGTTCTTACTACTCCGAATCACAGGTAAGGGAAATTCGTGATATACTTGCTTCCTACCACCACGGTAGACCAAGAAAAGATAAACTAATAACCAACGATGTTACACCTACAAAACAAGAGTTGACAAGGCGTATGGGCGATGGTATACTAGTTTATACAAAGACAGAAGATGGCAGATTTGTGCCCATCTGGAATGAATCAATTTAATGTTCTTGAAAGGAACTGGGTATGAATAACGATGAGACTAAAGTTACAGTAGGGCTAGGCTATACGCTTAATCTTGGTAACTTCCAATCACTGCGTATTGACTTATCTGTATCAGATAACAAGCGTGAGGGTGAAAACATAACAGATGCATTTGAACGTGTGTATGCATTCGTTGAAACAAAGTTGGCTGAAAAGGTCAAGGAATCTCTAGACGAGGCTGACAATAAGTAATGGCTGAACGCAAAGACCGCATGGCTTTGCTTAGTCGCTACAGTAAACTCCATACTGCAAAGTACGAAGAAAAGCCTTCCCTAAATCTAAATGTAGAGCAATGGGCTGCTGATGCACTCATTGAATCTTATGGCATGCCAGAGTGCTATGAACTACTCCAGTATTACTTTGATGTATCGGAAAATCCATCATGGAAATACTTTGCAAATTATGCAGACCACATTGTTTACAAACGTAAACAGGTACAACAAGACAACAAAGAACGAGCAGAACGTAGGCTCAAAGCGAAAGAGTGGCTAAGTGAATAATACAGAATCAAAACTAATCTCTGCTGTACTGGCAGACAAACAAGTACACGTTTTGCTACAGGCAAATGTTGACAATATCCTAAGAACCCACAATGACATCTGGACTTTTATCCGTAACTATTCGGAGACTAATGGAACTGTTCCACCAACATCCTTGGTTGTAGATAAGTTCCGTGACTTTATTCCAGTCGATGAAGTTGGTGCTACCAAGTATCACCTAGAAGAACTACAGGCAGAATTTCTAAATGATAGTCTTAAAGATGTTCTTAGAAGCACTGCTTCAGATGTTCAAGCAGGTCAGGGTACTAAGGCACTAGAAGACCTTATCCAGAAGACATCGGAACTAAAGAAGAATACAGCAGTTATTCGTGACATTGATGCCACTGATATTGATTCTGCTGTTGCCTACTTCGAAAACCTTGCTCGTCAGAATGAGTTAGGCTCGATTGGTATTAAGACTGGTTTGCCAGGATTTGACAACTATCTTCCTGCTGGTATTACTCCAGGACAGTTAGGTGTGTTCCTTGCTTATCCAGGAATCGGTAAGTCTTGGTTTGCTTTGTATATGGCAGTTCAAGCATGGAAGCAAGGTAAGTCACCACTAATCATTTCACTTGAAATGTCCGAGACTGAAGTTCGTAATCGTGTGTTCGCTATTATGGGTGAGGGTCTTTGGTCACATCGTAAACTCAGCAATGGTCAGGTAGAGATTGAAGACCTAAAGCGTTGGCACTCCAAGGAACTTCAGGGTAAACCAGAGTTCCACATTATCTCTAACGACAATGGTGGAGAAGTTACCCCATCAGTTATTCGTGGTAAGATTGACCAGTACAAGCCTGACCTAGTTATTGTGGACTACCTACAGTTGATGTCCCCTAACCAGAAGTCAGATAATGAGACTGTTCGTATGAAGAACCTTTCTCGTGAACTAAAGTTGATGGCTATCTCCGAAGAGATGCCAATCATCTCTATCTCGTCTGCTACGCCAGATGATGTTACTAAACTAGATACTGTTCCTACATTGGGACAAACTGCTTGGTCTCGTCAGATTGCTTACGATGCTGACTGGGTACTTGCTCTTGGTCGTGCCACTAACTCAGACATCCTAGAATGTGTATTCCGTAAGAACCGTAATGGCTTTATGGGTGAATTCTTGGTTCAGGTTGACTTTGATAAGGGCTACTATCGTTATAAGGATTTTGAAGATAACTAGTTATAATAGAGTGTGGAGAACATATATCACAGACCTATTAAGAACTTTACTTTTGACGGAATCATCAAGAATGATGCCGCAATAGGTAGACTTCGCTTAGAACTTGTGAGACTCAAAACACTTGAGATGTGTGAATTGGGGTATGTCCAAAGGCTTGACATAGACCCACAATTTACGATAAAATATAATAACGAAAAAGATTACTACGAATTTACATTAACAGTATATGGTACATACATAGGAAAGAATAAAGCATTATGGATAAAGGGAATAGACGGAACAGAAATGATTCCTACTCAAAAGAACAAATTAAGCGAGTTATCGCAGGGTCAGGCATCACAATCGAATCGGAAGTAGATTCTGATTACATTATCTTCTGTCCTTTTCACAACAACTATCGTTCACCTGCTGGTGAAGTAGATAAAAGTTCTGGTCTATTCTTTTGCTTCTCCTGCCAACATGTTTGCGACCTGCCATCCTTGATTATGCATACATCTGGTAGGACATACTTTGAATCTGTTCGTTACATCAAGTCTAAAGAAACTGAGATTGATTTGTCGTATCAAATTAACCAGACACTTGTAGAGAAGCCAGACTATGTTCCCTATGACGAGTTGCAGATTAAGAGATTAAATCAGCAAGCATTGGAATCCCCTAGAGCAACTAGATACTATGAAGGTAGATTGATTAGTGAATCATCTATCAAGAAGTTCCAACTAGGCTTTTCTGAGAAACAAGATATGGTAACTATACCTGTCCACTCTCCAGATGGAATTACTGTGGGCTTCGTTGGTCGTTCAATCGAGGGTAAAGAATTTAAGAATACTCCAGGACTACCAAAAGCAAAAACCTTGTTCAACTTGAATCGTGTAAAGACTGCTGGCAAAGTCTATGTAGTTGAATCATCATTTGATGCTATCCGTTTAGACCAGTGTGGTTTTCCTGCGGTAGCAACATTGGGTGCAAACGTATCCAATTTCCAAACAGACCTACTCATTAAGTATTTTAATAACGTTATTGTTATTGCAGATAACGATGAGGCTGGCGGTAACATGAAAGATAAGATAGTTGAACGTCTTGGCTCTCGTGTTACTGTTATCAAAATAGATAAACAATATAAGGATATTGGCGATATGTCTGATGAAGCAATTAAAAATATTGACGAATCGTTTGACAAAACCATCGCTAGTATGCTAAACTAGTATACCGCTAAGAAAACATAAGGAGAATATTATGAGCGTAATCAAAGGGCTAAAAGATATCGGTGCATTAATGGATAAGCCAAAATATGAAAACAATGGTCAGAAAGTTCGTTGGGTCAAGTTGGCTGACGGACAGTCTGCAAAGGTTCGTTTTATCGAGGAACTCGATACCGAATCAGCAAACTACAACGAGGCTCGTGGATTGTCTGTGGTAATCGCAGAACACACGAACCCAAAGGACTACAAGCGTAAAGCAGCATGTACAATCGATTCAGAAGGTCGTTGCTACGGTTGTGAAATGGGTCGTAAAGAACCAAAGGGCGGATGGCGTTCACGTCTTCGCTGGTATGGTAACGTCATCATTGATGATGGTACTGAAGCACCTTATGTGGCTGTTTGGTCACAAGGTATCTCAAAGCAGTCTGCTTTCGGAAATCTCCGTGAGTATGCAATTGAGACTGGTTCAATCTCGAACCTAGAGTGGAAGATTAAGCGTAACGGTCAGGGAACTGAAACTAACTACACTTTGCTTCCAACTAAGCCAGACACAGAACCTTTCAACTTCGATGGCATCGAGCCATTCAATCTTGAAAAGGTTGTTCGTGAAGTTGCTTATGCAGAGCAGGAGAATTTCTACTTCGGTTTTGATGCTCCATCTCTAACATCCAGCAACACTGACTGGTAATCAACTAATCGTGGTGGGGGTAGATGATTCGCTCTCTACCCCTACTGCTCTAACTTTAAGGAAAATTTTATATGAGTTATGCTGGACTGCACGTTCACACTCACTACTCGCTATTTGATGGCATTGCGACACCACAAGAATATGTGGACAGGGCAATCGAAATTGGAATGCCAGCCATCGCTATCACAGACCACGGTTCCCTATCTGGACACCGTGAAATGTATCGTGTTGCAATTGAAAAGGGTATCAAGCCAATTCTTGGCGTTGAAGGATACATTGCACAAGACCGTTTTGACCAAAGAGACAAGGCAGAACGTGAAGACACTCCACTAGACCTAGTTTACAATCACTTAATTATTCTTGCTAAGAATGAAAAAGGTCTAGAGAATCTAAACAAACTTAATGAGATTGCTTGGACTGAGGGTTTCTACAAGAAGCCTCGTATGGACTGGGGTTCTCTAGAAAAATATAAAGAAGGTCTTATCATTACTTCTGGATGTCTTTCTGGATATCTTGCTAAAGCAATTGAAGCAGATGACTTTGCTGCTGCTAAAGAACACTTGCAGTGGGCTAAGAAAACTTTTGGCGATGACTACTACATTGAGGTTATGCCACACAATCCACCAGAGATTAACAAGAC